AGTTAATTTATACTCTATCCAAGTTGGTGAGTTTAGTTGCGTCGACTGTCGAAACGGTTATAAGTGATTTAATTGAGGTTTCTCCTGAAGATATTGTAGTAACTGGTAGTGTTTTGTCTGAATCTGTAGATGGGTGGGAGTCATTTCCTCATAACACGTCTGTTGATGAAACAAAGTTTGTAGCGGCTGAAAGTGCTATATATTCTTGTATTAATGCTTCTGTTCCATTAACGACTTTGTTGGGAAGATTTAATTATTTTCCACCAAAAGGTCGAAATCCTGATGGTGCTTTTACACTCGATAAGGTTAGTGATATAGCGGATGATATAAAAATATTTAATTCTACTGTTTCTAAGGCAAAGAGAGCTATTGTAACTTTATATTCTGTTCATAACGAAAGATTTTTCCCTAATATGTCGCCTCTTATTGATTCTTTAAAAGAATCAATTAATAAAATAGCAGAGGCTATTAATGCGGTTATTGATCAACATAATAAATTTTTTCATGATAGTCAGGCGCATCAGCTCGATAATGTTAATTCTTTTAAGGAGAAACCAAATGAAAATTAAAACAATAGGTAAGATTACCTCAAAATCAAAGAAGTTTGATTTTTCTCTTGAAGAACAGGAGAGACATGATGTAAATGATGATGAGTATTGGGATGAGTTCTTTAAAGATTACGATCAATTAATTCTTGAGTACGAACACGCCAGAGAGCCTTAATATAATTGCTTAATTCTTCAAAATTCTGTACTATATTATTTAAGGAGAAATTATGTCTGAGAAAGTAATGTTCTTGTCTTTAGGTATAACCCCTGAAGCTCGTAAGGAAGCTTTTATTCATGAGTATCCTGAGTATGCTAATCATCCTTGGTGGGATGAAGATGGAATGCCCTCTCCAGATCCAAAGGAACTTGCTTCATATATTAGAGATGATTTTGGTCTTGGCACTCCATTGGAGAGTTTATTGTGAAGTTAGTTACCCATTGGATAGATGCGTCTCTTAAGAAAACCTATCATTCTCTTCGAAGAGAAGCGGCTTTCTTTAAGAAGAAAAAGATTAAAAATGATATTACAGATGAATTTGATCTTTTAGAAAAGTTATATAGTGATATATGTGAGCATCCATACACTGGTCTTGGTCATCCTCATATTTTAGGGCATGGTTATTCTGGATGGTGGTCTAGACATGTTGATAATGTTCATAGAGTTGTATATAAAGTTGATTCTAGTAAAGGGTTTTTGTACATTAGAGAAATGAGTTTTGATTATCATAGTAAATCATCAATGCTAGATAATGCATCTTTCTTATCTTCTGCTTCATCTTTGGATGAAGATGCTGATATAGATAAAATAATTGAAGGTGCTACATCAGAAGGCTGGGAAGATGAAGCAAGGGATTATGTTTATTCTCATACGCCTATGGATAAGGTGATAGAATCTCTGGCGAACGATCCTGACTCATAAGGAGAATCAAATGGACATTGAATTAATAAAATATACAATTTCAATTTATCTGATATGAAATATAAAAAAACTTTTTGGGGAACTCGTGTTGGGTTAGGAGTATGCGTTTATTATAATGGGAGGGAACGTTTATATTCTCTTGAAAAGTGTACTGATGATGCTGTCATTTCATGGGTGAGTGCCCTATACAATTGTGAACACATGAATCATATTGAAGAAGGTATTTGCCAAGCTCATCTAGGCATAGAAACAGAAACTAAGGCTCGGCAGCGACAGTCTGATATGTTAAATTCAGTTATTACAGAAATCAAACAGCACATCTCTAAATTATATGAAGCAAATAAACTACTTAGGGATTTAATTGAATCAAAACTTGGATGTATAAAAGTACCAATTTCATTGGTAACGGAAGATGGCAGCTATCTTGTAACTGAATCTGGTTACAAATTAGTTGTATAGGAGTGTATTTATGGCAGATGTTACATCAACAATTAAAGATTTGAGTAACGCAGAACCACTATCAAATTGTGATTTTTTAGTGGTTAATCAACCAAACGCATTTAATGCTATTACGCAACAATTAGGTGATACACGGAGGATTACATTTGAAAATCTTAAAAACTCTGTGGTTGAGAGTATTCATTCATGGGACATTGTATCGCAACCGTATCTGAATGAGCCAATCATTTTTGCAAGTGCAGCACGTCATAGAGTAACGATACGTGGGGGTACTAGATTAGTTTTAGGCGAACGAGTTTTCTTTGTGCACAATGATGTGGAAATTAACATACCAGACAAATTGGATACAGGGAGTATATCGAATGGGAAAGACTACTACTTATATTTGATTCATGGCGGGGATGGGCTTGATATAGTTCCATCATTATTAAAACCAGCACCTACAGGATTAAATCCTGCAGACGTTAAATTGATAGGCGGTTTGCATACGTTATGTGCCAATGCAGGTACGGGAATGACTTTCTTTATGGGAAATAGTTCATACCCATTAAGTCATTATCTTAATGGGTATGCTGCAAACGATATATTGCCATACACTGTATGGTGTCTGAATCATCTACCTGAAAGCGATCCTGAAGGAATGTTTTTCGATCCGCAAATGGGTCATTGGGTTGATATTTACAGGCAGTCGCAATCTGGTCTTGCTACAAAATCAGTGTTTCATGGTGGGGTAGTCCAAAGTAGGCAGTACGTTGATCATGTGGAAGATATGCTCTGTGTAAATAAGCAATTACTCAGCGATGAAGAATTCGCTTCCGCCGCAATGGGAAGTAATGAACAGACAGCAGTAGGCGCGTGGAATGGTAACGCTGCGGCTACAGAAGCGGCAGCAATACAAGGCGGAGCCGGAGGCCGTGTAGACACCGCTGGACGGCGAATGATAAGCATTTACGGAGCTGAGGAAATGTGCGGCTGTCAATGGCAGTGGCTGAGGACAACATCAGCAGGCGGTGTTGACGGCTCTATATACGCACAGACAAGCACAACTCCTACTTATGGTTGGATTGCGCCTACTATATCAGCTTACGGTCCCTATGGACAAGCAGGTAATAAGGGTTCATATTGGGGTCTTGCAGGAGCCCTGTTGGCGGGGGGCCATTGGAGCCTTGGTGCGTCTTGCGGTTCGCGGTCGCGGGCTGCGAGTACTTCGCGCTCGAGCGCGGATACGTATCACGGCGGTCGGGGTCGGAGCCGTCCAAGACGGGTTATAGCTTATTAAGCGCAGAGCGCAAACGCGAAGCGTTTTTATAAGGGGTATTATGTTACAAAAAGATTACCCTGTTGGCAGGAGGCAATTGGAACAATGGTGCGAATTGCAGTTCGCAGTCGCGGAATGCGAATAATTCGCGCTCGAACGCGAATACGAATAACGGCAGTCGGAGTCAGAGACGTGGACAGCTAACTCCACGGCTGGATGTAATACCTTGCCGAAAGGCAAAACACAAAACGGAGTAGTGGCATCGTTAGTAGGGAAACCGAAAGCGATGCCCCTTTTAAGGATTATGAGAAGGTACGGAAACTTGTGGGAAAAAATAATATCTCTTGAGAATTTGCGGATCGCATACAAGAAAGCTATTTTAGGTAAATCAAGTATGCGTAATGTAAAAAAGTTTAATCAAAATGTTGAAGCTAATTTATTGAAGATACAAAAAAGCCTGATTGAAAAAACTTTTACAACATCTAAATATACTAAAAAAACAGTATATGAGCCAAAGAAAAGAGATATTTATGTGTTGCCGCTTGACCCAGATCGGTTTGTCCAACACGCGTTAATGAATATATTAGAGCCTATTTGGGAAAAACTATTTATAAATGATACATACGCCTGTATTGTAGGCAGAGGAATTCACAAAGGCAGTAATAGGACGATGGAATTTGTCAGGCGAAATGAATATTGCCTTAAATGCGATGTTTCAAAATTTTATCCTTCCGTTGATCAGGAAATCTTAATCACCATAATAAAGAAAAAAATAAAATGCAAAGATACTTTATGGCTTATTGAGGATATTATTCATTCATTCCCCGGTGGGAAAAATGTGCCTATTGGAAATTACACTTCTCAATGGTTCGGGAATTTGTATCTTAATGAATTGGATAATTATGTTAAAGTGAATTTACAAGCTCAATACGGGCATATAGATTATATTCGGTATTGTGATGACTTTTGCCTGTTCCATAACAATAAAAAAATTCTGCATGATTGCGCTAAACACATACAGGAATTTTTACATGAAAAACTGTTGTTGAAATTAAGCAAATGCGATGTATTCCCTGTAACAAGAGGAGTTGATTTTTTAGGCTACCGACATTTTAACAATTATATCTTGTTAAGGAAATCAACAACAAAAAGAGTGCGCCGCAGATTAGAGAAATTACCCAAACAGTATGTAGCCGGACGTATAACCGCAGAGCAATATAGATCATCGGTAGGCAGCACATGGGGCTGGTTGAAACACGCTAACTGCCATAACTTAATTCTAAAAATGAATTTCCTAAAACTTTATCAGGAGGTTAGGTTACTGGCATGAATAGGTTTTCAGAATTTGTAGATGTGTTTGTAATGGATGGTAAGAAAATAACTATTGAGGAAATATTGGGAAGAGAAATAATTGTCTTGAGATATAGAATAAGTGACACTAAATACGTTGACGCAAAGAATCCTAAGTGCCTTACTGTTCAATTTGTTTTCTCTGAACTGCCAAATGAACATAGAGTGTTTTTTACTGGAGCTAGTGTTCTCATGTCTCAACTAGAGAACAATAAAGATAAACTGCCATTTATATCTGTCATAAGGCGTGTAGGTAGGTATTTTACATTCTCATAGAGGAGGAAATTATGGTTTATTTAGTAAAAGTAATCCATTTAAATTCGGTAGCATCTTTTTATTCAGAAAATGATATGAAAGTTGCAGGATTCAGTACAGCGGATAAAATAGTAACTGATGAGGAATTTAATTCCAACGGTTGTTACGCGAGAATTATTGACGGTGAGATTGTCGTGGGTAAGACGCAGGCTGAAAAAGATGAAGAAGAAAGATTGGAAAAAATCGCAGGGTATAAAGCGGAACTGGGGGAACTTGACAGAAAATATCTTACTACGCGCGTACTTGCTGGCTTGTCAAAAAATGATGCTTATTCTATAGCTCAGTTTGAGGAACATGAAAGTCTGGCTGTTCCGATAAGGGAATTGCTTGCTCCGTTATTGACCGCATAAACCTACTACGTATAAATAAATGAAATGTACCAATGTAATGTAAAACATAATCTCTTTTTAAGAGATGAAAATTGAACGAGTTAGTTCATGTTTGTGAGGAGTTGTCTTAGTTAATCTCTATTGGTGTTAGCTCTTCATAACTCTTGTTTGCAAAATCATTATAAATCCTGTATTATATTTAATGAGAGGTGTTATGGAGTTTGAGCAATTTATAAAATCTTATTCTTCTTTCTTTAAAAGTTCTGATAAGTCCGAATTAGGAATATTTTGGTTGGATGATGCGTGTTCCAGCATTTTACATTCAAAGACAGTTCTTGAAGAAGATATAGATAAAAATGACCCTTCTAAATATGAATTTCAGCATTATAATGAATGGGCTAACCGACCTGAAGGTATTCCGGGTTCTTATAAGGATTATCCTAGAGGTAGAATATTTTATCAGGACAACAATTATATTGTTGAAATAAATATTTCTACAGATGCTGTTATAGAAGCTTTTATTCGAAGAAGTTTCAATTTACCAATTACGACTGAATTTAAGCAAGGTTATTGGTGATAATAGATAAGTAGTATTGCTTAATTCCTTAAAATCCTGTATTATATTTGTATTTATGGTTGTGGTTAGTTATATTTAGGAGCGTATTATGCGAGATAATGAAGTTCCGTTTGATGTTAATAAGTTTATTTCTGTCATAAAAGCTTTAGTTCATTTAGCAGAGGATACTGCAGATTCTGTTTTATCGGATTTAATGGAGTTTACTCCAGATGAGGTTGTTTCTAATGGTTCTTTAGTTTCTGTTTCTATGACAAATTTCGATATTACTCCTCATCAAAGTACTGATGAAGATAATTTCTTTTTAGATGCGCATTTGGCTTTATTAAAGTGTGAAGCTGCGTCAGCATCGTTGTGTCAAATGTTAGGCAGGTTTGATTATACTCCTAAAGATAATATTAGTTTTGTAGGGGCGTTTACTCAGGCTCACGTAAATTCTTTAGAGGGTTTAATCAAAAATTTTAATACTGAAATAGATAAGGTTAATACAACAATTCCCACAATTAATTCTATTGTTGCTGTTCCTTTATTACCAATTGCTACGTCTATATTAAATAGGTTAATATCCAATATTAATGCTTTAGTTGATACGTTGAATGTTGTTATTGGGCAGCATAATGCACATTTTCATGACCTTAAACCTTATAAGGTTGATCTTGTTAATAGAATAGGGAAGAAACCAAATGAAAATTAAAACAATAGGTAAGATTACCTCAAAATCAAAGAAGTTTGATTTTTCTCTTGAAGAACAGGAGAGACATATCGTAATTATGTGTGGGGTATATTGTGTCTGAGATGAATGATAGTCAAGGTAGGGTTTGGGGTGATTTATTTATTGAGGCTACCCAAGCTATTTTAGATGCTCTTTCTCATGTTGATGAATTTGATATGCATTCTTTTTTGTCAAGTGTCTTAGCCGTATCATCTAAAGAGATCGAAGATGTTGATTCTAAAGTAGCTAGATTTCATGCTGAAGAGTTTATCAAACGAGCTAATGAACTTATAAAATTATTAATGTCTTATAAACCAAATGACGAGAAAGAAGGTTCCATTTATTCTTGGTGGCGATCTGATGATCAATATAATCGTGCTTGTACTAGGATAAAATGGCTTAATTCATGGGTTGATGTTGTAGATCATCTTCAGTTATCTATAAATGCGTTATCCGGAGATGAGTTTAAAACAACACGTCAAGGCCTTCTCGCATTTAAAAAAGAATGTATTGAGGCTATTAATGGATTAAATCTTATAATAGAAACTTATAATAGATTTACTTTACCTAAAAGTCCAAACTATAAGTTGGATTCTATTATTTATAAGTAAGGAAGATTATTGTTATT